ATGGCTAAAGTTATGAACAATCAAATGTTCAAACATATTAAGGAGAAACTTGATGAAGCGAATATTCAATTGGGCAGTGAGCGAGGCAGTCCTCCTGATTGCGATGGCACTGGTCGTAGGTTTGCTCACGTTATGGCTATTGCTCCCAATGCTTCTTCTTCTATTATTATGGGTAATACCAGCCCTTCTATTGAGCCGTATCGTGCTAATGCTTATAGACAAGACACATTGAGTGGTTCATCATTGACAAAGAATAAGTGGTTGGATAGAGTAATTGAAAAACATCTGGCGGGTGATGGTGAAACAATATCAACAAATGATTATAATGACATTTGGTCTTCAATCATCGCAAACGATGGCTCTGTTCAACATCTGACATGGATGGATGAAAATACAAAAGAAGTGTTCAAGACTTCAATGGAGATTGACCAGCGTTGGGTTGTTGAACATGCCGCAGATAGACAGCGTTACATTGACCAAGCACAATCATTGAATCTATTCTTTAGACCAGATGTGAATGTTAAGTACCTTCATGCTTGCCACTTCCTAGCATGGAAGAAAGGTCTCAAGACATTGTACTATTGCCGTAGTGAGAAATTGGCTAAAGCTGATAAGGTATCAAAACGAATTGAACGTGATGTAATCAAAGAACTTGACATGACGCAAATTGCACAAGGTAATGAATGTTTAGCTTGCGAGGGTTAATATGGCACATATTGTTTCTAATCTTCCACCAATAAAATGTTTTGTTCGGAAAGAGTTTCTTTATGATTTTGAAAAAGGTCATGGAGAACTAGAGCCTTGTTGGTGGATAACAATAAAATCTCAAAGAAGCCAAGCGTTTAGGATTGAATCATATCTAAATCAATATGGTGCATTATATGATAAACTTCCACTACATGCTTACTGTTGGAAACCGATAGAAGGTGATCCATATCCTTTGGATTTTTTACAATTATGGAACAGTATGTCTTACGATATCACGGTGATTAAAAAAGCAATGATAGCAAACATGAGATGTAAAATTAAAATGAAAGATGGATCTTGGTTAGGTGGTGAATATCTTTTTACAGTTGATTCAGCACATCCAGATTTTAACACTCTTGATTGTGGGCATAGTGAAGATGTTGAGGATCACAAATCTTTTAACTTTATTAAATGTGACAATGGTCAATTTGCGGCCCAACCAAATAATCGTGTTGTTATTTTGGAGCCAGCATCTAATCCTAAAGAAATGAAGATACCAGATTTTAATGTTGCTACTACAAGATGGAATGTTGAAATGGATCCAAAATGGGACTATGGCATGCCAGAAAACAAATGGCGAATGAACGAATAACAAACAATAAGGAAAGAAATGAAGAAAATAATTATAAGTGTAATAGCAATGCTATCCATCGTAGCATTTGCTCAGGGCAAACAAAAAGAGGGTGTCATTTATGATGCAGTTATCACCAGAGTTATTGATGGTGATACTGTAGCATTTCAAGCACCATTTCTACCTGCACCATTGAAACAAGAACTTTCAATTCGTGTATTCGGTGTTGATACACCAGAGAAGGGACATAGAGCCCAATGTCCAAGTGAGGATCAAAGAGGACAGGCCGCATCCGCATTTACTAAAGCGCAAATAAGTGCATCAACCAAACGCCAAGTTATTTTAATGAACTGGGACAAATATGGTGGGCGTGTGTTGGGCGATGTTATTCTTGATGGTAAGAGTTTGCGTCAAATGTTAATATCAAATGGTTATGCCCGTGAGTACTACGGTGAAGCCAAACAAAGCTGGTGCAATTGATATGAGAATTTTAAGATTTACAGCATCATGGTGTGGTCCATGCAAATTATTAGCAAAGAATCTGGAAGAAGCCGACATTAGTATACCAATTGAGGTTGTTGATGTTGATGTTCATTCCGATGTTGCAGTAGAATACGGCATTCGTGGTGTACCAACATTAATTTTATTAGATGAAAATAATAATATATCTAAAAGACTTGTTGGTAATAAAACAGTTTCAGAATTAAAAGAATGGGCTACAACATGATTAAGAAAACAACAAGCAGACTAACGGATGAAAGAAACCATTTCAAGCCGTTCAATTATCCATGGGCCTATGAAGCATGGCTAAAGCATGAACAATCACATTGGTTGCACACCGAGGTGCCAATGCTTGAAGATGTAAAAGATTGGAAAAAGAAACTAACCGTTGAAGAAAAACAATTTCTAACACACATCTTCCGATTCTTTACACAAGGTGATATTGACGTAGCTGGTGGTTATGTTAAGAATTATCTACCACATTTTCCACAGCCCGAAGTGCGTATGATGTTGATGGGCTTTGCCGCAAGAGAAGCATTGCACGTAGCCGCATACAGTCACCTGATTGAAACTCTTGGACTACCAGAGACAACATACAACCAATTCTTAGACTACCAAGAAATGAAGGACAAACATGATTACGTTCTGGATATATCTTTACAAAATGATTCAAGTAGTTCTGTTGCTACTCATATTGCAGTATTCAGTGCTTTCACCGAAGGAATGCAACTATTCAGTTCCTTTATCATGTTACTTAACTTCCCTAGAACCGGTAAAATGAAGGGCATGGGTCAGATTGTAACTTGGTCTATCGTTGATGAAACAATGCATGCCGAGTCCATGATTAAGTTGTTCCGCACATACATTGAAGAAAACAAGGAAATATGGAACGATGAACTTAAAGGAAAAATTTACTCAATTGCTGAGAAGATGGTTCAGTTGGAAGACAAGTTTATTGATTTGGCATTCAGTATGGGTCCTATGGATCGCCTTACTGCTGATGATGTTAAACAATATATTCGTTACATTGCTGACCGTAGGCTTATTAGTTTGGGTCTTAAGGGAATAATGAAAGTCAAACGTAATCCACTACCATGGGTGGAAGAAATGATTAATGCACCAACGCATACCAATTTCTTTGAGAATAGATCCACTGATTACTCAAAGGGTGCCCTATCTGGTACATGGGATGATGTTTGGGGCAAGGCTGCATAATTACCTTGACAGAATGATTGTATTGTTATATAATGTATTATGCGTATAATTGACTTGATTAAAAAACTTGAGGACCTCTATTGCACCTATGATGATGAATACAAACATCACATGGGTGAGCCAGAGATTATGATTGATGTGTTTGGTGATACCGATAAGCCACACATATTTGAGTATAGAGGTTTCTCAAAAGATATTTGCATAGACAAAAGTGCAGATGGTGTGTATGATATTATTAGAGCATTTGACATAAAGGAAGAAAATAATGGCTGACGAAAAAACTGAATTGAAACAAGAATCTGGGCCAAAGCGCAAGATTACACAGATTGCTACCGCAACAACAAATTCTGGTAGAATTATTGTGACTGCATTATGCAACGATGGTACATTGTGGCGCCGTGATGTAATCAATGACAGCACCGAGTGGGAACAACTCAAGGGTATCTAATGGCGATAGCAAACATGATTGCAAATAATCCAGCACAATTTAATTGGGCTGATGAAGAATTTACATTCAATACAAAAGACTATCCTATTGGTGGTCAATTAGTGGGCACATCATTAGATATAACCTTTGTTGATGTTGATAGATTTTTAACCGATGATGATTTTAAACATGCTATTAAAGTAAAAATGGCAACAGCATTGGTTAAGTTTATGATGGAAAATAAACTGATAGAGTTTACCAAAATTCAGGATCCAACCACCGGTTCATTCAGATTAAACGCAAGGTGTTATGTAACTTCCGATGACCAAGTGAGAATATTAAGGACACATTATGGTTCAACTTGAATGGTTCATATACGGAGCATTGTTCGGTTGGTTAGCACAGCCAACATGGGAAGTAATTAAGAAAATTGTAAGTGAAGCAAAAAAAGCAAAGGAAGAATGGTAATGGATGTAGAATCAGCATTGTATTTTTTAGGTGGCTCAATCTTTATTGGGCTTGGTATTTGTGTTATCGGCATGTTTTTATTGTTGATGAACAATATTTACCACAAGTTTTGGAAACCTGTTGAGTGGACAATACCACAATATAGGTTCATTGATGCAACCGCAGAGCCAAAGCCTGTTGATAAGACCAGTGAGCCTAAGCTATAGATTAGACATGGTATACTAGTAGAAACACTTAGTTTTTATTGCAACGCAACATATATATTTGTATGACACAGGAGTGCATACAAATGAAAAATCATATACAAGAACTTTACCACGAATTAAAATTGCTTATTAAGGAATTTAATTCACCAATCGCTTATCAATAAGGAAACAAAATGGATATCACACAAATTCAAACCAAATCAAAAGAATTCACAATCGCAATGATTGATGCTAACGAACAAGCATTCAATGCAGGCATCAAAGCATTCAACAAACTAATAGGATCCGATTATGCTACATATACGTATGGGCTAACATTTATGGGATCGGAATTTAGTAAAAATGCAAGAAAAATCGTTGAAGAATTCTCAGACCTTGCTCCAGCAGGAAATAAAAAGTAATCTTGATTGCTTCCACCCGGTCGTTCGCAACGGCTGGGTTATTAAATTCTCCATTCTTAAAAACACCGATATTCTTTTAATCTTCACCTCAAAATATACCGGTCAGACAATCATTCGGTACTGTCATTCAGAAGATGATGCAGTGGACTGTATAAATATGGTCATTGAAAAAGACGCAACGGTTCATCAGGACCACAGAGAATTCTAAGGAGATAAAATGGCTTTAACAATGTCGGGAACGACACTAACATTTAACGATGCTACAACACAAACAACTGCGGCTGGCGGAGCCGCTGGATATACGGCCGTAGGTGCATACGGTGGATTTTGGTTAACATCTAGCACTCGGGTGATCCCCAACGGGACTATTTCCGGTAGTTATTTGTATAGAGTTAGTTCGCAAACTACAATAGCCGGTAATCATGCATTTGATAACGTCGCCACCGGAGCTAACCATGTAAATGCCACAGGTAGTTCATACACTTGGCGTTCCGATTATGCTATGGTTGTAGTTAATCAGGCGGGAACATGGAGACTTGTAGCCGCAAATGCCAACAGACCACCCACCACTCAGGTTATTTATTATGGAGCGACTACGTCAACTCACTATACAGGCATGTATCAAAGAATATCTTAATTTTGAAAGAAAAAAATGATTATAGAACAAATTAATTATACAGTTGTCCGTAATTTAAAATGGACTAATCCGGAACATACCGCATTTAATTGTGAAGTAAACTTCAATCATCTTTGGGAAGAGTTTGTTCCTTTTCATTGTACAAAATCGGAAGCTGAAGGATTGATTTATACCCACACAAAAGAAATATGGGAAAGATCCTTATCTGGTGAGTTTGGTCCAATTGCTGAATATGAAGAACCAGATAATCCTCCTATTGAACTTCAACCCCATTTAATTATTCCAGTTTCAATTAACGGCCAACCAGAGGGAGATTTTCTATGAGCGTAGATGTTAAATTAGGATGTGTTGAAAATTTATTCACACGCATGATGCATTTTAAAAATGTAGGTGATAGTGAGATTGGCCATGTACATCAACATGACCACTTGACTTTGCTTGCTAAAGGCAAATTAAAAGTTACTATTGATGGTCAGGAAACAGAATTTACTGCACCTCACATGATTTATATTCACAAAGACAAAGTGCATGAATTGGAAGCATTATCCGAAAACACTGTTGCTTATTGTATTCATGCGCTAAGAGATAAAGAAACTGGTGAAATATTGGATCCCGATATGGTGCCAAAAGGATCTATTGCCCAAGCGTTACAAACATCTGAGCG